TATAGACCTCCATATAAACTTGTACGTGGTCGGTAATTACTTGTTAATTTTTTAGCTTTTACTGCGTTTTGATGTGCTATGTCTTTTGCTTTAGGAACATAAGTTGATTTTTGTCCGTAAGCACTTTCTAATTGACTGTTTGTACTATTTGGACTTACTTGTTCTTCGTGTGCTACTCTATCTTTTGTACTCCAAGTATTTGGATTGTATGGATTGTAAGCAGGTTTTTGCCCACCAAAGTTAACACTTACGTTACCACCGCCACCGCCACCGCCACGTGCTAAATTTTGTGGCACAGCGTTTCCAAACAAATTGTTGTAAGCATTCATGTTTGCTGGGTCTCTTGCTGTAAGTTCTTTGAGTGCTTGGTCATATAATCCAATTGAGCCATAACCTTGCATACCATTAGCATATGTTGTAGGAGTTGGCATACCTGCTGTCGCATCTGTAGGAGCTAATAAACCAAAAGCTGCTGCAGTATTTGCATTGTTTTGCATTGCCTGTGTTTGATTTGGATTTAGAGCTGCGACTTGTCCACCTGTGTAAGGCATGTATTTAATTTGTTGTACAGCTTCTGCCCTTTGTAAGTTTCTGTCAGCTGGAGCACGTACCCATTCAGGTATTGTTGTCTCCGTTTTTTTGCTACCACCTTTTCCGCCACCACCACTCATGTCAAAACTCCTTCAATAATGTTGTAAACTGTTCTGACCAGCCTCTTGACTGCAAGACTTTTTTCCACCCTTTGCGTCCTGCTACTGTCATGCCATCACAGCCTTGTAATTTACCCCATGCCATTGCGTCATCGTGCATGTCCGTAATTTGTTTAATTCCATAGCCTTTATCACCACCTGCTAAGAATACATGAAGCACTTTCTTATTAGGATACACGATAACTTCTGTTACTGCACATCCGTTTGCACCCATCCATAGTTGCATGTGACCACTTATGACCCCATCAACAATGTCTTTAAAGTCATGCGTTTCACCACCTTTTTTCAGTGCTGACTCAATCCATGCTTTACCACGCATAAGTTCTTCTTGTATATTCATGGGTCTAATTTTATCCTAATCCATGCACCATTTTTAGAAACTACAGGACAACCCTGTGCCTTATCGTACATAATAATGCCATCTTGTGTAGCTTTACTATCTGCATTATAAAACTGTAACTTGTTTCTTGTTGTAGTTATAAATGTATTTAAACGTTCACCCCAAGGTTTCCAATCGCTACCTAATGGTGGTGGTGGATTTGCGACACTCATCGTCTACCTCCAGCATTTGCTTCTATACGCATGACACCTGACCGCCAATTATCATTACCTACACCTTGTACTTTTATTCTTACTTGTCTACCCTGAAACCTTACATCAGTAGGATTAGACATTGTAAATGCACCATGTGATGTTTCCGTATCATTAGGATGAAAACGTGTTTTAAATGTAACTTCTACTTGTCCTTGTGTTTTTTCGTCAGGTATAAGCTGTGTTACTTTCATAATGCTATCACCATTGCCAAGACTAATTGAACCTGATTCTGCAAAAGGTTTAGCAGAGCCTGTGTGCGTGTAACCTGTCTCTTGATTGTAAATATTACCACTTGCATCTGCCCATATTGGATTTGAAAATATACCTTGGTCAACACCTGCTGTTCTGCTTAATTCACCAGTAATCCAATGTCCTTCTTTGTAGTCTAATGCTACATATCTATCGTTTTCGTTTGACGTTGCTGATGGATAAAACCACCATATTTCACTGTGTTGTGAATTATGCACAGCATAAACTTTTGTTTTTTGTGAAGGGTTCATGCTATCAAATACATAGTCTGCTACTTCACATGCAATTTCTTTTGCTACTGAACCATCAAATGTAAAGAACCCATTTTTACCCATCCAAAAAGCACCTTCATCAATTGCAACTGCTCCACGTCTTGACGCTACACCACATGCTGTACCTACTCTTTCAAATCCATACACGAATGGAGCACCTGAATAACTTGCAATGTGTGCATCATTGTCTGTGAGTATTAGTGTACGACCTCTCATTCGTAAGCCACACATTATTTGACCAGTAGTTTGTAATTCAAAATCACCAGCTTGGTTGGTAGCTGCTGCACTCCACGTAGTGTTATTTTCTTGGTCACACCATTGTACTTTTCGAGGATTACCACCAGCACCTAAAGCAAAAACAAATCGTTCTTCTGTTACTACAATGCCTTTATTATTTATTGGTGCATTATTTAGAGCTGTAGGTTTGACACCAGTGTTGAGTAGCCATTGATATATCTTTCCATCTTTAGAAGAACATGCTATTAAGTTCTGTCCGTAAGTATCTAATGACCAAGTTGTAGCTTCAGAATATACACCTGATGCAGTTGGAGCATTACCCCAATTAGATTGACCATAGAACCCACCACCATAACCTGTATTTAAAGCACCACTTACTGTACCACTAGTTAAACCAGTAGGAGTTATATCAAAAACTGTTTGTGAGGGGTTTACATAATATAACTTTTCGTGTGTTCCAGCAGCTAAATGTTCTGACGAAGTATTGTCTAACCATGAAATCATAGCTCTTGGTGGTGATGCAAATGCACTAGCTTTTCTTGTTGTCCATCCACCTACAGGTCGCAAAGACCCATCAAGCCATCTGACAAGACTAGCATCTCTCCAACGATTAGAAGCTTGGAAATCTGTTCCATTTCTATATTGACCCGGTGGTATTTGTAAAGGTATTAATGCCATATTATGCTGCTATCTGTGTCCAAGTTACGGAATCATTGGTTATGATTTCCCATTTTTCTCTACCTATTGTAGCTACACCAGATGTTGCACTTAATGCACCCGATGTACTTTGTACTCTGTTGCATGTTGCTAAAATACTAGATTCAGGTTGCGTAACTGCATGTCCTTGAAATATTTGTTCGGAATCTGAGACCACAGTCGCAGTTCCAATTGAGGATGCGATACCACCTCTCGTGGCAAATCCTAATACTGCAATACTAGCATTAGCTGTTGGTGTACCTGAACCAAATCTTACTTTGTTACATATAGCTGCTACTGAAGAAGTTGCTGGTAAAGTTACTGCAATTGAAACTACAAACACTCCAGAACCTGTAAGACTAGCTACTGCCGATGAAGTCGCAGAGCCACCTCTTGTAGCAAAACCAACTGAAGTAATTGCACTTGTTGGAGACGCTGTTGCTCCACTAGTTCGAGTTCTTGTTCCATTGCCTGTTGAGTTAACAGAAGTTTGCGATGAACCTTCTATTAATACCGAACCTTCAGGAATTCTTCTTGCTACACAAGATATACTTGATGCAGCACTTGCTGTAGCTGATGATTCACGTACTCTCTTAACTTCAGCACTAACTGACGATGTTGCTGTTACTACTGTTTGTAAATCTCCTTGAGTAAATGCATTGATACCATATGACCCCATGCCATAAGCAAATTCATCAATACGTTCTATGATTACAACTTCACCACTACAACTAGCAGAAGCTGTTACTGTAGTTGTAGCACCACCCATTCCAATTGCTACTGCAAAACCGACAGCAGGTATTGTACAAGTTGCTGTTAGTGAGGCTGAGGCATCCTTAACATCACCAGCACTCGACCCCCAACTACGTAGTCCATAGTACGACTCACCATACTCAAAAGCCATTTACTTTAGTTCAGCGTTATATCTAAGTCACCTGTCGGTACTCGAAACACGTCACCAGTTTCAATAACTTTAGAGGCAGACAATGTCGCATATGCCATCATGTTTCCTGATGAGGCTGCATCAAATACTGCAACGTGTGTTACTGTTCCGTAGTTACCTGTAGCTGTAGGAAATTCTACTGCTGCGTTGTTAGATGTTGTAGCACCTGACGTTGTAAAGTTGACTGCTTTTCTTGTATAGCCACCACCACTAACTTCAGTACCACCACCAGTTTCACCCGGAGCACCTGTAAACAATGCTAAGTAATGCTGAGATGGAGCTGAGTAAGCTGCACCTGCAAATACGTGGTCTAAAATTTCTGTTTCTAAAAAGTTTGTAAAACTCATACTAATCCCCTCACTTTAAGAGTTAATCCTGACCCACTATAACGTGCATTGTCAGAATATTCATTTAATCTAGCAACTGCTGCACTATACATCTGTGCCCAGACTGCTACCCTTTGGTCTTCTGCTAAGTAAGGTGCTGAATGTATTAACGCTCCGTAGAGATATACATCAGGTGCTTCTAGCAAAAGCCAATTATCTGAGGTACTTGCACTAAGAGAAGGTATCTTCTGATAGTAAAGCAACTCAAAATCTGTGTCGTTTCCCGGAGTTGGGTACAATTGAAATTGTCCATCTGCGTGTGTGTACATTCTAGGTGTACCTGTGGCATCTGACTCTGATTGACGTTTGTCAGCCATAGCATCTCTAGAAACAAGGTTTAATACCGATGTTCCTGTGCCTGTAAGATGTAATCGTATTGTTTCTAACCAATCAGGCGGTGTTTGCATATACTCATCTAATGCTGATTGTTGACCACTAGACCTTGCTTCCATCTTAAAGTGTCTAATATCTCTATTCATTTGAGCTTCAGCTAACGTAATGAAGTCAGCTATTACTGCTGTTAAATCATCTCTGTTTATAAAGTCAGCTATAGAAGCTTTTAGTTCTGTGTAATTAGATAAAGCCATATTACATCCTCAGTCTATCAAAGTTTTCTGCTTCGTATTGTGATATTTTGTTTTGTCGTAAAGCTTCAAGAAATGCAGGACGTTGTGAGTCATCTAATTGCATATAAACGTTTTGTTCTTCAGGTG